TCCACGTGTTGCAACTGTTCAGGACGATCCCAGTGCGTTCTTATATGCGACCAAACCAATTGGTCTCGAAATTCCTGCAACAAATATTAAGTTGATGTGCTCCGCATATATTAACAACTTCTCGGATATTAGAGCATTCTATGCACTAACTAACGATCCAGCAGAATCATTAATTTATTATCCATTCCCAGGTTATGATAACTTACTTGAAAGTGGTCAGGTAGTGGATTCTGCCAAGAACAGTGGTAGACCAGATAAGTTGGTTCCACCAACAGACAATAAAGGATTCCAATCTGCGGCACTAACATTCAAAGATTATACCTTTACTATTGAAAATCTACCATCATTCAAATTCTTCAGTGTAAAACTAGTTGGAACTTCAACCAACCAATGTTACCCACCAAGAATTCGTGACCTAAGAGCAATCGCATTTGCATAACATGTACCTAAAAGTAGAAAATCATTCAGATTTATATCGTGATTCGTCAACAAATGCAGTTGTTAACACTAACATGACAGAATATAATAACTATATGAACTCCCTCAAACACAAAAAGAGGGAGTTGAAACGAATGGAAAAACTTGAAGATGATGTAAAATCCGTCAAGGATGATCTCAAGGAAATTAAGGATCTTCTCAAATGTCTAATCAAAGAATAACATTCAACCCAGATGTTAATGCACCATATGGTGTAAATTTTTCAATTTATCCAGGTTCCGATTTAAAAGTAAATTTTACTACTTATGATATGAGTAGTGGGAGATATGACTTTGATGGTTGGACGGGTTCTGCTCAAATGACCAAAAGTGTGGCAATCGGTTCAACGATGTATGCTCACGGAACATTTGATTTTAGTTTTACAAGTGCTTCCAATGGACAATTTAAAATTGCAATGGGTGCATCAGACACTAGGTCATTAACTTCTGGAAGATATTATTACGATATATTAGTAAGTTCTGGAACAACAACATATAGAATTGTAGATGGAAATATTCTAGTACAACCAGGTATTTCTTCTGCTCCCTAAATAATTTTAAACTGTAATAAAATGGCACAACCATCATCTAGACAAGATCTAATTAATTATGTCAAGAGACAATTAGGTGCTCCTGTTCTAGAAATCAATGTTGCTGATGAGCAAATTGATGATCTAGTTGATGATGCTTTGCAATATTTTCATGAGAGACACTTTGACGGTGTAATTAGAACATATTTGAAGTATAAAATAACGCAAGATGATATAGATCGAGGAAGGTCTAGAGGTAGTACTGCAATATCAGGTATTACAACCGAAACAGTAACTCAAACAGTCGGGTCATCATCATCATTCTCCTATGAAGAAAATGGTAATTATCTGCCAGTTCCAAGTGCCATCACTGGAGTAAATAAAATCTTCAGACTTCAATCATCATCTGCAACTAGTGGATCGATGTTTAGTGTGAAATATCAATTATTCTTGAATGACTTTTATAATTGGGATTCTATTGATCTTTTACAATATTCCATGGTTCAGTCAAAACTTTCTGACATTGACTATCTACTAAATCCACTTAAGCATTTTAGATTTAATCAGAGACAAGATCGTCTTTACATTGATATGGATTGGGGTCAGATTGTTAAAGATGATTATTTGATTATTGATTGTTGGAGATTACTTGATCCAAGTACGTTCAATCAAGTTTGGAATGATTCTTTCCTAAAACTTTATTTAACTGCCCTTGTAAAAAGACAATGGGGTCAAAACCTTATGAAATTTCAGGGTGTAAAACTTCCTGGTGGTGTTGAACTCAACGGTCGTCAAATGTTTGATGATGCAGAAAGAGAACTTGAAAGGATTAGAGAGAAAATGTCATCAACATATGAACTTCCACCTCTAGACATGATCGGTTGATACTATGCTAAATCCCTACTTTCAACAAGGTTCACGTGGTGAACAGAATCTGGTTCAAGACCTAATCAACGAACAGTTGAGGATGTATGGTGTAGAAGTATATTACATCCCAAGACAATATTTAACCAAAAATACAGTAATTGAAGAAGTAATTCAATCAGAATTTACTAGTGCATATCCAATTGAAGCATATGTCAATAATTATGATGGATATGATGGTCAAGGAACACTACTATCAAAATTTGGTATTACAGATCTTGATGATCTAACTCTTATAATCTCTAAAGAAAGATATGAGCAATATATCACACCTCTTATTAGAGATCTACCAAATATCGAATTAGCAACGAGACCAAAAGAAGGTGATCTAATTTATTTTCCATTTGGTGACAGATTGTTTGAAATTAAATTTGTTGAGCATGAACAACCTTTTTACCAACTTCAAAAAACTTATGTTTATGAGTTGAAATGTGAACTATTCAGATATTCTACAGAAGTTGTTGATACTGGTGTAGATGCTATTGATGATAACTTTACAGATCAAGGATACATCCAAACGTTCACTACTGCTGGTGTTGGAGAAACTGCTGCAGCATACACTGGATTGGTCAATGGTGCTCTGAATAGATTCTACATATCAGATGCGGGATATGGATATGATGCACCAATAACACTAGCAATATCTACCTCCACTGCCCCTATAGGTGCCGTAGATGCCTCTGGAATCGTTACTGGAAGGACTACCTATGGTTCTGGTGGTACTAGATTCTTAACCATTCAGGGAATAGAATTATCAAATCCTGGTGCTGGATATACTCAACCACCAATGGTTACAATAACTGGAAATAATACTGGAGTCGGTGCAGCTGCAACAGTTGGAATTGTTACTTCTGGTGCAATCGGTGTTGTTACAGTTACTTCTGTAGGATCTAACTTTGTTGATGAACCAACTATTATTTTCTCATCACCACCATCAGGATTTACAACAGCAACTGGTAGAGCAATAGTTGATTCTAGTAACACTATTAGTGCAGTTAGAATTACCAATGTCGGATCTGGATATACCGTTGCACCAACAATTACATTTGGAAATCCAAACCAAATTGGAACTGGAAACTTTGAATATAATGAAATTGTAACTGGAACTTCTGGAGTAACAGGAAGAGTTAAATCTTGGAATATTGGAACCAAAAAATTACGTCTATCAAACTTAAGTGGTGATTTCATTAATGGTGAGGTTATTACTGGTGGAACTTCTGGAGCACAACATAAAATTGTTATACTAAATACTATTAGTGATAATCCACTAGTCGAAGATAACACGTATGATATTCCTGAGGAATCATCTACTGTTGAAGAAACCAACCCATCAAGTAGTTATGACGAAAACGTCGAAATTCAATCTGAGGGTGATGATCTTCTCGACTTCACGGAAAGAAACCCATTCGGAAGAGTTTAATAGAGTCCTATCATGTTTGAATATTTTTACCACGAAATTCTGAGAAAAATTGTTATTGGATTTGGTACGCTCTTTAACGATGTTACTGTTAAGACAACTGACTCCAGCAATAATGTCACTAACAGTATAAAAGTTCCTCTTGCATATGCACCACAACAAAAGTTTTTGGCAAGATTGGAGCAATCAGAAGATCTAAGCAAAACAACTCAAATCACATTGCCAAGAATGTCTTTTGAGTTTACTGGACTTACATATGACTCTTCAAGAAAAGTAACTACAACTCAAAAAATTCTTGTCCCATCTCCTTCTGGAGACGGAACAGTTAGAAAAGCATTTATGCCTGTTCCATACAATATGTCATTTGAACTTAGCATCTATACCAAGTTAAATGACGATATGCTTCAAATTGTGGAACAAATTCTACCGTACTTTCAACCACAATATAATCTGACAGTAGAATTGGTTGAAGAGATGAATGAGAAGAGAGATATTCCAATTATTTTAGAGGGAATCTCTATGGATGATCAATATGAAGGAAACTTTGAGACTAGAAGAGCACTTATATACACACTAAGATTTACTGCTAAGACATATCTATTTGGTCCTGTTGCAAAAGATCTATCTTCCAAGATTATCAAAAAGGCACAAGTTGCTTACTATGCATCTACTACAGATGGTGATAAGAGTAACAGAGATGTCACATACTCCGTTGTCCCAGAAGCAGTCAAGGATCTTGATGCTGGTGTAATAACATCTACAACAGTGGATATCGATAAAACTGATGAAACTATTTCACTTCTTTCAATTAACACTATTGAAGAAGGTGATTTAATTCAGATCAATAAAGAGGTTATGTACGTTAAGCAAAAATCTGACAGTGAAAACAAACTTCTTGTTAGAAGAGCACAAAACAATACAACTGCTTCATCGCACGTATCTGGAACTAATGTAAATACTGTTGATGCTGCAGATAACGCATTAGTAGAAATTGGTGACAACTTTGGATTTGATGGAGAGTTTATCTAATGGCAAAATACGATGATTTAAATGAAACGTTCAATGTTGAAGAAGAAGCACTTATTGTAGAAGTAGAGGCATCTTCAGAAATTGTCGAGGAACCTAAAAAAGAAAAACCCACCAAGAAAGATGATGTAACAAATGATTATGAATATACGAGAGGTAATTTATATTCAATTATCGAAAAGGGTCAAGAAGCAATAAACGGAATACTTGAGTTGGCACAAGAAACAGAGACACCAAGAGCATATGAAGTTGTTGGACATTTGATCAAAAATGTTTCTGATGCTACTGATAAATTATTAGATCTTCAAAAGAAAATGCATGAGTTGGAGCAAGATACTAAAAAACAATCACCAACAACTGTCAACAATGCATTATTTGTTGGATCAACTGCAGAACTATCAAAACTTTTGAGTAAAAACGCATTTGATAATATACAAAATGAAACCTTGAATAAATAGACAGAAGAAGGTTTATTGAGTAACTTTACACGGAGTTGAGATGAATACAAGTCCAAAAATTAGGTTAAAAAGGTCCTTAACTCAAGGATCTATTCCTACTTTAGACCAATTAACTTATGGTGAGTTAGCCATCAATCACTATGATGGTACAGTATTTGTTCGTCAAGATACTGAAGGTGTAGGTATTTCAACCAGAGTAGTTACAGTTGGTGCTGGAAAAAGTATCGGTAACACTTGGTTTGTTACTGGTAAAGGTGATGATTTAAATAGTGGTTTATCCCAACAAGATGCTTTAGCATCTATTAAACAAGCATCCATATATGCTCAACCTGGTGATACTATTAAGGTAGCTGCAGGTTATTATGTAGAAAATAATCCGATTGTACTTAGAGATAATGTATCTGTTGAAGGATTTGAATTAAGAAACTGTTTTGTTGCACCAAACAATTCAAATAAAGATTTGTTTCAGATTAATAATGCTTGCCACCTAACAGACTTGGCATTTGTTGGTAAGGGTGCTGATATTGGTGGTGGTTCAAAGGGTGTTCCTGAAGGAGGTTCAGCTCCAGGATTTCTTGGAGATCCAATGGATAAGGATAAAGCAGTTATTGCTTTCGTTCCTTTAGAAGGTGTTGCATCTGATAGATATTTTGACGGTGCGAGATTGATCCGTCAGAATGCAGACTATATTGCAGGTGAAGCAGTTGGATTTTTAACTAGTGGATTTAGTGGTATTGCAGGATCTCATAGAGCACAGGATGCTGCAAGACTTATTGATCTAAATGCAGAATATATTGCAGCAGAAGCAGTAGGATTTATCACCAGTGTCAACTATGCTGGTGGTGCATTTACGATGTCATTTAGCACTGCTAGAAACTGTCAGGATGATATTCATGATGTTCTGGAAGCAGTTGCTCATGACTTAAGAGCGGGATATAGAAACGGAACTCAAGCTAATATTGAGTCTGTTGGTGCCGCACAATCTTACTTTGTTGGAGGAGCACTAGCACACGTACTTGGTGTTGGAATTTCTGAAGCAACTATTGCTGCAATGGATCGTGCTGCTGGTATTGCAACATTTGCTATCAATAATAAACCATATGGATTTGAAACAGTTGGTACTGGAGTAACTGTTACAGCATTTAATTATACTGCAAATACTGGTGTTGCTACAGTTACAACACTAATTGGTCATGGACTAACTTCAACAGATCATGTTACTTTTTCTGGATTAGAATTTACTTGTGATGCAGAACATGCTGGTGTTCCAACAACTATTTTCCCAGATGGCAGCAGTCCTTCTGGGTTCAACTTTAAGATTGATCCAGATGGTTTATTCAACACTAATCAATTTGTTATTAATGTAGGTATTTCTACAATTTCTCATAGTTATACTCCTTCTACTGGCATTGCAAAAACAATCTACCAGTATAGTACCTTTGAGCAACAGTTTGATACTGGTGCTGCTGCAGGAACTACATTACGTGGTGAAAATGTTGTTGGTAATGGTATTTGTCTCAATGTCAACAATGACATCACTGAACTAGTTGGAATTGTAACTAGTGCAATCGGTGCTGGTAATACTGATAGCCTTCCAGGTATTACAACTGGTGCTAGATTAGAACAAAATAAGTGCCGTCGTGATGTTGCTAAGATCCTAAAAGCTGTTTGTTATGACATCACCCGTGGTGGTAATACGAAAGTTGTTGGTGCTGGCAAATCTTATTTTGATGCTAATGGTAATAGACTTGCTGGCATTCTTGTAGATCCTGATGAATATGAGCAATCAGTTATTGCACTAGAATACTCGAAGGATATTTCAAGAAGAATTATTAATAACGTAAGAGATGGTTCTTATACTATTGGAACTGCATTTAGTATTAGTGGTGCAAATTACTCTCCAACTGCTGGTATTCTTACTGTTACCACCAACGTTGGACACGGACTAACATCAAAAGATACTGTTAAACTTTCTGGTCTTGGATTTAGTTGTGCTACTCACAATAATAGTATTGGTGTTTATGACTTCCAGTATGATAGACAGTCTGGTTTTAGTACCGTTATTCTAGATAACGATCATGGTCTAAGTTCTGGTGATGAATTTGAACTACGCAATCTCACATTTAGTTGTGGTGATTCTGGTCTTGGACCAGTTGTAAATATTAGTAATGTAGT